TTAGTGAGAAGTGTGATACTCCTGTTGTCAGCACCATCTATCGTAAGACCATTTACCGAACTCTCGATGGTGTTATGATTCAGCACTAAAGAAAATCCATCGTATATATATACTCCACTCGCCCCTACCGGGTATGTCCCTGCGCTACCATTGCTGTTGATGTTATTATTCAGCAATGACGATGATGTTATACTATCACCACCACTCACTCCTTGGAGGTGAATACCGTTCAGCCCGTTAGCAGCAATGTAATTGTCTTCGAAGTCAGAATACCCAAGCCGGTAGAAGAACAGTCCAAATCCGTAGGAGTAGGTTAAGTCACAGTTCTGGATTTTCACAGAAGCCATTCCAAAACCCTGAACAAGTGCACCGATCAGACTGACATCAGTTTGTGCGTTTGCAGTAGTTCCATCCCAATTCCCTTCAAGACTTAAGTCGAATATCTGAGCACTACCCCCAGAACCCCACGCTGTTAGGGTCGAACCTGCGTTATAGAAGATATTTGAGTTTGTGTTGACTCCGGCGAGTTTTACGATTGAGGAGTATTTACTCCGTCCATGAATAGCTTTCCCCGTAATATTTATATTTCCAGTGACAAGTAGCGTTCCATCCGGTGAGACGAAAGCAGTATCTGATGCAGCGAGTGCATTAATAAATGCAGTGTTATTTGTCGACCCTGTTAGGTCAGCCGTGGTTGCTCCGAAGTCACCAACACTTACAATCTCACGAATCTTACCCTGCATGGTCGTGGGAACTGCTCCAGTCCCTTCCGGGGTAAAAATAGCAGACCCATTATAGGTAGCTCCATTTACATCATTAAGCCAAGCAGAATCGATAACAGTTCCGCTCACAAAAGTTTTACTAGTCATTATTTATCCTGTTTAGTGTCTAGTTTATTTTCAATTCGTTGAAGAACGTCTAAGATTTCACTTCGGAAATCTCTAAAATCATCTCGACGAAGATAGTGTAAGTGTAACTCTTCTTTAAGAGCCATGAGGTCCTCTTTAAGCATCTTAACGGCAGACCATAGTTCCCGAGCAAACCAACCCAGAATAGCCACACCAATAGTTAAAACATAATTTAGAAATTCTAGGTCAGTCATAATCAGGAAAGAAATTTAAGTTTATAAAGAGTAGATAGGTACAGCCCCACTACTTCGTCCAGAATATTCTGCAAAGAGGTGTCTGTTTTGTCTATCATTTCATAACGACAATCTTCAATTTCTTTAAGCTGGTCTTCTAAGAAAGAAACAATGTCTACAGACTTCTTAGCCGATTGTAGGGAGATGGCTCCTAGCAGGCCATGCCGTCCTTGATAGGCTTCAGCAAAGGCATCAGCTAGGACGACAATTTCATGATAGAAACTGTCTAGGGCCATGTGTTTAGCAAAGCTTCTTGTAGAAAGGTGGGTCACATGGGCAAAGTCTCTAGCTAGAAACAAGGTCCCAATTAGATCAGAAGGTTTCATTTAATATACCCTTAATGGGTCCTCGTCTTCAGGACTTGCATGAATGTCCACAATATCTGCTCTTGCACAATCGGCAGTGCCAATATCGGCCATTCCAAAGCGTCCCCACACAGAACAGATATAGCCAATGAAGGTATCTTCAGATGGATAGGGACGAGAGAAGTCAACAGTAATTTTCTCTTTTTGTACTCGTAAGAAGTCTTGGTCATGTCGAAGTTCATAATCTTCTGCACAAACCATCAGCCCATCCCATCTCTTTCGTAGGTCTAGAGCTTTGAACTTCCTACCACAACTGTCGCAAATCGCGTTCCAGTTTCCTAGAAGGAGATGGTTTTTCATATAGATTCTCTATTAAGCAATAGTAGTGAAGCTAGTCCAACCACTCCAATCTGTCCAATAACCTGAGTCTCCTTTATGCCTAGTTCTTGTCTTATATATAGTAGTACCCGTAAGAGCAGGAGATACAGCAGCACTTAGTGAAGCGACCTCTCCAGAATCAAACACAATCTCACCTGTACTAGATAAGGCTACCTGTATCTGAGAGGCCATGTGTGTGTAATCCAGATTCTTAAGAGCTGTCGTGCGAATACTAGCCCATGAGTTGGCAGTAACAAAATTACAGGAACCACTACCAGCCCACACACGAACCTTAACATCTGTATCTACGGTTGGTCTTAGGGTGGCCCTTGCAGTGGGTTGACTACCACTATTACCAACAAAAGTAGAGGGGATAATACTACCGGATTGTCCAGTAACAATGGCAGAATTATCAGAATCTAACACCCATCTAAAATAAGCATATGAAGTAGCTAGATCAAAAGAAGTTAGGTTTGGACATGCAGTAAGTTCATACTCAACACCAGCCCTTAGAGTAAAGACCCCAGTAGTGACATTTAAAGGAACGTCAGCATCCGACTGAGCATTATAAATTAAATCAGTATCCACAACTACAGCAGTTTGACTAGCGGTATCTCTACGAGCTAGAATGTAAGGAGCTGCCACTCCCTCTTTTGTAGTAATTGTTGGTGTCTTTGAGACCCCTATATCTCCTTCTACTGGAGAGGTGATTGTGGGAAGTGGGTATGTAGTGGCGAGAACTTCTGCCGGACCAGTGGTTGAGACAACCCCCCCAGAAGCAACAGTGTTAATAGAAACTGTCATATTATACGCAACTTATAACGTTAACAGTACCAGAGTTTGCTGTAACTCTAGCACGAATGTATTTCCAAGGAGCGTCAGTGGTAAACCCATCTGAACCTGCTCCAGCTAAAGTAACAGTACCAAGCACCGTTGCAATAGCATTTACCCCGTCGTTTGAGGCATCAATAACGACTGTTGCAGCCGCAGTAGCTACAACTTGAATTGTACTTTTGGGGGCATCCTTAAACATCCACGAACCTGTGACGGTTGCAGCGGCTGTAGGTGCCAAGATGTCTAGAATACGTCCAGATCTAACGAAAACAACTTCACTCATAAAATCTCCATTCTCCATAAACCAAAAAAGAGGGGATGCATCATTCCTAACACATCCCCGAGCTTCACTAGAAGCGAGTTATCGAACGTAGTAGATGGACACGTAGATTTCACCCGAAGTAGGGGAACCTGTCGTAGCCAGACCACTTGCCCAGACTTGAATGTCTGAGCCAAGAGGCACGTTGTAATTTTGCATAATTCCTGTTACAGGAGAAATAGGAGCTTCTGTAGCAACCGTAGTGAATACATCAAAAGCATTCACAAACTGTGTACCAGCAGAAGCAGTCCCCAAACTCAAAACAGCAGCAGAAACACTACCACCCGCGAGTTTGGTTTTATTCCAATAACGCATTGACAAAATAGTAGCATCTGCGGGCAGAACAGCTACTAGAGTGTTTGTGGCCGTAGTGACCGTGAAGTTTGCTGACGTAAGTTTAACCACTTTAACTACAACATCTTTGATGTTACTAGTTGCTGTGGGTGCATTAACAGCCGGATCGCCAAGAGCAACCTGACCAGCGACGAATTGAATAGCCATAATTTTCTTTCTTTAAAAGAGAGGAGGTGAGCTGACCTCACTTCGCATTAGAAGGTAGTCCCGTTGAGGACCAGTCTTCCTTCTCCCCTATTATTTATAAGCTATTAGGCCCCGGCGCTGCCGTAGATGCCGCGAGGATCGGTCCAGCCAAATGAGTAACGAGCAGTAGCTTTGAACTTAGCGTTCTCAGTATCCCAATCATTGTCCATGTCAAACTGATCAGCACGACGCTCGAAATACTTCATACCATGTTGCACGTCAGTGCGGATGAACCAAGCATCAGTATCCGTCAGGTAGTGATTGGTAACAATAGCAGGAATAGAACCAAGAGTTTTGATTGCATTCAAATCGTTGTTATCAGTACCAACACGACCATCCGTACCCAGAATACGTTTTGCTTCAAAGATCAATTGACGTGGGATAATCAGTGATTTTGGACGAACCGCAATCAGCAAACCCGCATCATTAGTGAAACCAGCAATATCTATACATGCCTGCTCAAGAGCAGCTTCGGACAAGTCCGATGCCGTACTAATGGTATTTGACCACGTACCACCCTTCAGATTGACGTGTGAGGCACTAAGCATCACAACACCATCACCACCCACATAACCAGCCGTAAAGGCACGGTTGTATACGTTAGCAGCAATAACTTCCTTCGTTTGACGCATCGAGAAAGCCAGGCCTTGAGCCTTACGCTGACCAACCACATCATACTGGTCATCTTCCATCATCTCTCGTGTAATAACAAAACCGAGAGCAAACACGGCATGTTGGTAACGAGTAATGAAAGCCTGACGCTCACTGTCATAGGAAATTGCAGAACCTTCCGGCTTGTTGATCGCAAGACCAAACGAGCTGATACCCACATCCTCTTCAAATGCCTTGGTAGAAGTGTTCTTGTCGAACAACTTATCGAATTCGGTTTCATATTCCGAATAAGATTTACCATACCATGCATTAACACCGGGCCACAAGGCCTTGGCAAACGAGCCACTATTGATAATTGACATATCAGTCTTCCTTTCTTAAATGTTAGACGCCAGCAGTGCCGAGCGAACCATACAGCGAACTATTCAGAGTTACATAGTAACTAAAATAAGTATCACCAGGAACGTTGTCAGGACGAGCAGGGAAACCAACAATCTTCAAAGGAAGAGTGGAAGTCGTTGCAAGACCAGTCGAGTCAAGCTGCATACCAGAACTGCCAGAAACAGTAGAACCGGCAGTAGTCGTAAACTGACCATTCTGGCCCACATTGGCGGTAATAGTTGCAGCAGCTACCGAAGTACCTGCATACTGAACTTCATACACCAAGAGAGGATCATCAGCAACAAGCACATAACGATCCGTAGATGCCCGACGATACACTGGAGTGTTCAGATCGGAGACAGGCGGAACGTTAGTAACTTCATTACCAACACCAGTAAACACAATACCAACAACCACGCCAACCGGGATGTCCGTAGCACCACAACGGGTAACTGTAGGAGCGCCGTTGGCCGCACGAGCGTCACCAGCAATCTTTACAGCATCACCCACCATGACCACAGTTGAGTCACCCGAGGACATAAAATACAAATTGGCTTTGCCCGAGTAGGGCGCGCCAGAGAGAGTTTTAACAGGCCGAAACCCATTAATACGCGAAACACTTGCCATTAGTTATTCTCCAAATAAGCAAAGAAAATTGTTTCCTAATGGCACTTTAAAGATTAACTTCGAGTAATTTCGAGTTTACCATAAGTACCATCAAGAGCTTTAGCTTTGGTGGAGTTTTCGAGTTCATCGACACGAACCTGTTTGGCTGCTTGATCTTCTTCATACCATTCTTTCTTGATACGAACAACAAACGCCTTCTGGCCCTGACCGACAGACACTTGGCTAAGAGAGCCTTCCGAAGAAGCCTTATTAACCTTTTTATCCCCCACCTTTACAGAGTCGTCTTTTACAAGCTCATAGCCTGCATCCATAAACTCCTGCACCCGGTCTCCCGAGTCATTAATAATTCGATAAACGAAATTCGGGTCTTTCCCTGCAACCGTGAGAACGCTTCGCGTTCCTATGGGTGTACGTTTAACACGGCCTTCTGGAGCCTTAGCAATTGCTTCTTTTTGATCACTCATAATTATTCTCCTCTAACGGATTTTAAGTCTTTAACGTATTGTTCTTCAGTCATTACGCCAGACCGAACAAACCGTTGCATCACTCGACGCTCATCATCAGAAAGAACAAACGATCCGTTTGCCTTTCCACCTTTGTTTGTACTACCCTCCACAGCACCGGGTTTGTCTCTATTAACATTACGGAACTTATTAGGGAAGACATCTTTAACTTGTTTCTCAATTTCCCTGAGAACATTATCAGGTTTCATGCCTGCGGCTGCGAGATTTCGACCAATCCCATCTGCCCATGTTTTCATATTGGTGTCTGAGTCATACCATTTATTTCGAGAAGTCCATGCAGTAAACTCAGGAGCAGGTTCAGCAGTATATTCCTGCTTACTATTGTTCTGCATGAGTTTTGTTTGTTCATCTCGGACCAAATCAATCTGGTCATCAATACGTACAACTGTAGCTGCATCCCCTTCTTCCAGAGCAGTTTGCTTCTGAGTCTTGAGACTAGCCAATGCTCGGGCATATTCTGTTTCTCGGACAGAATTGTGATGACGTTTCATGTCATCTAGAGCATGTTTCAGTTCTTTAACTGTTCGGTTTTGATCGTCAATCTTCTTAAAGAGTTCACCCCTATCGAGGAACTCTTTAGCGGGACGCCATTGACTTTTGTCGCCATCCCATTCATCTTCTGGAACCCATCCAGATTCCATCGCCTTCTGCTCAATAGCAGAGGGTTCATTCTTTACTTCTTCTACAGGTGTTTGCTCAGTCTCACCTGGTTTATTTTCTTCAGCCATCTAAAGCTCCTTATTCTTCGTGAAATACACAAATGACATCCTCGTCATTGAGTGCAACAAACTCTTCTTGGGTAGCAGGATCGGTAATGAATTTACCTGAGAACCTAGCATATGCAATTTTATCTCCAACTTGAATTGGAGAAGTCGTCCCAAAGTCTTTAAAGGCGGTAGCACCAATGGCTACAACAGTTCCAGTATCTACTCCTGCCTGAGCCCGTTTTCGGTCTTCAGTATCTGCAAGAATGAGACCCAGTTCCTTCATCTTTACATAGTCTTTGTTTGCCTCTTCTAGTTTGTCCTGCTTGATGAGGATTCGGTGGAGGATTACTGAAATCATACTTGCTCCTCCTGCCCATCAAACTCAATATTAACCATGTCCTTGTAGGCCTTGATTGCCCCGACATACTCACGGTCTTGAATGGGGTTGATACCCGCCTGTTCACTCAAGATTTCTTGTACATCCAAGATACGCTGTGTTAGTTGATTGAAAACTACCTGTGTTACAGGATGTTGTTTCCAGTCTTTGAAGTCATTTGAATTCACTTTTGAATAGGTCCTTTAGTGGCTTGTTGTTTTTTAACGGCAGCCATTTCTTTAGCATTACTCATCTTCTGATTATGTGTGCCTTGTTTCTGCACAATGTCTTGGATGAATTTGGCCTTGTCCTGCGCTGTCCGCATGTTTTCTGTATGTGTAGCAACAGCCAATTGCACACTAGATAGCATCTCTTTATGTCTCATTTCCATATCAGCAGCCTGAGCTTTCATGGCTTGCTGGAACTGCTGGTCTCTAGCAGCAAGTTCAGATTTGAAGGACATCTCTTGTTGTTTGATTTGACTAGCCTGGCCCATTGCCTGAATCTTTGCCTGACTTTCAAGAAGTTTGGGATCAGGTTGTGGTTCAGGCATCTGCCCTGTTTGGGCAATGTCTTGTCGTAGAAGTTCTTGGTAATTAGGCTGTTCCTGTGCTTCAAGAACTCGCAAACCTACCTTAAGGGGATCAAGGATGCCTAGAGGAAGAAGCTCCATAAGCCCTTGTGCTTTCAGAAGCTTCTCTGTTTGAGAAACTGCTGTAGGATCAGCACCTGGATAGATGTTATGATTGGACATCTTAAAGTCATCAGGACCCACTTCCATATCCACAACATCCACATAAGTTTGTGGGTTGAGGTAGAGTTCATTGAGCCCAGCAAGCTTCTTGAATTCCTCTGTCAAAGAGCGATAGAGTCGTTTATAGACAGCAGTAAAGACTTTCATCCCCTGCTCCACAGTCGCCATAGTAGTCGTGGCCGGAGTGTTCTGACCAGGCATCTTTCCAGTAAAGATTTCTGCTATGGAGGCCAATTCTTTCCCTGAGGTGATTAAACTCCCCATGAGTTGGAAGAGGACATTTGACGGTTCCTTACTGGGCATAGGAACAATCTGTTTCTTCAGGTCATCGCCTGTAGAATTAACTACCTTCCACTCACCTGGTTGGAAGCGTGTTTCTCCCATTCTGAGGCGAAGTCCCTTTCCAAGGAAACCTGATTGGAGGTTGTTAAGTGTGCCAGCATCCACCAACTGATTGATAAGAGTATTGACTGACTCATTGATAGGTCCAAGCAGGACACCGAAACCAATGTCATAAAAACTACCATCAGGATTTGGAATAAATCCAAACTTGGTATAATACTGTATGGCATCAATCTTTTTGATTTTTCCATCTTCATCCATCTTAATGGTTGTGTCATCATACCGTGCAGCGATGCGTAGAACCTTATGACTCTCTTTATGAAAGGTCACAATGTAGGGCTCTTTATACCCATCATCATCTAGATCAAGATAGGTATGCTGCTCAATGATTGTGTAAGGAGTTGTCTCATCCACGGAAGGTGGAGCATAGCTCTTCTCACCACTCACAGCATTAAGTTCTGGCTGTGGAGCACTTCCTAAATCAATGTCTAGCCACATACCGGTCTGTTGACGTTCTTTAACCTTACGAGGAGAAACCTCTAAGATTTCAGAGATACGTTCAGACTCTTTCAAGCTACGAGTCCAGTAGTTAACTACTAGATTCTTTGGCATGATGATCGAAGAACAATTCTTCTCGTTCAAACCATCCCAATAAGTCTTCTTAAACATAGTGCCCACAATAGGCAACATGATGAGGAGCTTATCCATCTCTTCTTCCCATCCATCCATCTCCTGAAGGAGTTGGTAGGACATGTACGTTGAGACAGCTTCTGCTACTTTTGACTTGGCTCCATCTGGGTCCTTACCAATTGCTTTTGCCTTAACAACCTTTCCGTCCGAAGGCAGTAGGCTAGGGTAAGCACGAGCAGCAAACTGGAGGGCAGCAGTCGAAAGAATTGGATACTTGATGTTAGACGCTCTAGGCCAAGGCCAAGTTTTTGGTTCAACTGCTTGACGAGCAAGCTTGGTCCATTCATCAACATGTTTCTCCCAGTCCTTACGTGAGTCTAGGTCCGTCTCAAAACCTCGTGAAGCTTCGGCTCCAATGTCTCGAAGTTGTTGTTTGCCCTTCTCATCCTTGTCTAAATTATCTGCAATATTAACACTCTCTAGCATTGCCGCTAGAGGCTTCTCTTGAGGTGTGTCCATTTAATACCCAGTTGTGGCACATCGGCCTTGATGTTGTAATTCCGAACCTTCCAAAGCTTCGGCATATTCTTCTTCTTCTGTTTCCTCTTTTGTAGGGGCTTCCAGAAGATTATCTAGCATAAGTCCTAAGTAAGCAAAAGCATCAACTTGGTCATCGTGTTTGCCACGAGGAAAGGAGAGACATTCATTCTCAAAGATGGGATACCAATCCCCTTCTTTGTCAAACTTAAGACCATGTGCCCGTGTTCTAGCTTGAACAGAGCGGGCTCGTGTAGTTTTGTCCTTACCACCATGTTTTAGAAGTAGAAGACTGATGAAGGTGTTAGTCTTAATCATCTCTTCCCTAAGGAAAGGACCAATAGACTTGGAAACCTGCATATCCTCAACCCCAAAAGCCACAGGATCATAGAGACGTTGTAGAGCAAGGAAGGTATCAACGATTTCTCGTCCATCCATACGCTCTCTAATGACATTCTTTACGTGAATAACCTTGTCTTCGTCTACACCAGCGACAATAAATACAGAAAAGTCAGCTTTCTCTGTTTCAGAGATAGCCAAGTCAGCAGTGATGTAGTAGTTTAGACGTTTCTTTCTGTCTTCTTCATTGATGTGCTGGAAGTCTCCCCGTTTAAAGAAGGAAACACTCTCATCAATGGGTTCATTGAGGTATTCTTGACTATAAATGTCAGTAGTGCCGTCTTTAACAGCATCATCGTACAGCATTTTAAAGTCTTCTTTACTCTTCTTAGAAGGCCAGAGAAGCTGAGAGAAGTCAGAGTTATGTGCTCGATATTTAACAGCCTTCCACATACCCTTCCGTTTGGAATATTGCTTTAAGTCTTCGACAACTGTGGTCTTATCAGAGGGATTGGGCATTAAACGCTCTAGGAGGCTGTCAGCATGTAGGATGGTGCCTACCATACGGACAATACCAGAATCGCTTCTACAAGGCAGGAGAGCCCCTTTAAACCACCTTCGCATCTTCTCACGACGTTCCTTGTTCATAACAAGTTCATCATTCTCAAAATCGTCAATCATAATGATGTCCGGGCGAGACCCATTCCAAATCAATCCACGAAGCTTTTGTTCCGCTCCCTTAGCAATGATCCGAAATTTATGTCCCCCCGCACACTCAACTATGATGTCGGTTTCAGTATCTTTAATAAACTGAACCAACCCTTTTTCATTACGTTTCAATCCAAACAGGTCAATGAGTTCCTGGTTGTCTTGAAGTTCTTGTTTAAACGTTCCCAAGAACAAAGCTGCCTGTGCCTCCGTATCGGACACAAGCAGCATGAATTTACGCTCTTTAAACAACAGAGTGGCTAGACCATAGCCTAGAGTAACTGCTGTAGATTTTGCATGACCTCGTGGCGCTGCCATTGCAACAAACCTATCAGGACCACAACAGAGATTCCACAGTTCCTTATGGAAGGGAGGAGAGGCTGCACGTCCATCAAAACGTGAGGACAGGATCGAACCAACAAATCCTTCTACGACATCCCCAGTTAAGATCACTTTCGCTTGCTCTCACGCTTGCTTGTCTGACTCTTCATAGAACCATTAGCATTACGTGAGAAGCTTTTATTGGTACTCTCAGACACTACTCGGCTGTTGGTTTTGGTATTGGCTCCGCCCTTTGAGAGGGGTTTAATATGGTCGATGTTGGTGCCATCCCCCAAGCTTGTTGTACCGGCTGCATTTGAAGCTCGACGCAAAACGGTGCGTTCAGAACGGGCTTTGATTTGTTCGGGTTTCGAGTTATATAAGAGATTTTCACGTTTGTAATCGCGTTTCCCATTTTTCATGAACGGCATGTTATTCCTTAACTTCTAAGTCGGTGATGTCCTCAAGAACTTCTGGTTCTGGGGCTTTATGTTCAATTTTATCCGTAACAAAAGCAGCGAATTTCTCTGCAAGCTTTAGGAGCTTGTCATCATTCTGCTCTTCTTGTGTGGCTGGCTGTGTGGCTTTTTCCAAAGCTTTCTGCCTATCCATCAGATCAGTGCTCACTTTGTGAGCGTCTTTAATCCCCACCTGCTTACGAATCATGTGACCTGTTTTCTGGTCATAAATCCAATCTCCGTTTAACAACCTGTCTTCGACAGCTGTCAGAGACGCATCAACAATCTTCTTCAAACGTCCAGACATCTGAATGTTCTCTTGAAGCTTAATGTCCTCTACAAGGTTTTTCCACCATTCTGTTGTCTTCCACACACGTAGAGTAATTTCAGGAATGGACAAGAGACGGCTGGTGAGGGCTAGGTTTCCTAGCAAGAGGTAGCTAGTTACAGCTTCCATTTTCTGTTTATCACTCCACTGGAAATTACTTCCAGCAACAACTGAGCGACTTTTGGGTTTTCTGTCCCGACTACTCGGGGTATCTGTCAAAGCCATTTGGCCTCCATTAGTTTAATGAATTTTACAAGAAATTCAGACAATATCTCCACAGAAAAGTTCTGCTTGATAACGCTTCCCTTCTGGGTTAATAAACAGGATTTTAACACTGCTCTTTCCTTCACAAAGGAACATAATGTTACTTCCATCAGGAAAACTAGCAGAGCGAACTTCTGCCTGACGAGCAAAGCTCGGAAGGGGTCCAAGAACAAGAAGTGTTGAAAAGAAACAGGAAGTTAGAAATTTAAACAAGAATATTCCTTTAATAAAAGATAAATAAATAAAAATATTTATCAGCCTATACCTCTATTATATCACACTTTTAAACAAATGTCAAGTATTTTCTTCAAAATAGTAAAAATAAAAGTCCGGCTGCGCCACAGCTTCGCTGTTTTTGGACAGGCAAGATGTTCATTTAACAGGATTGTTAGGGAGATAAAATTTATTTTATCGACCTCTTGACAAATGAATAAAAGTATGATACCCTAATATATTAATATATTATTATAAGTATTATTAGTATTATTGTTATTATTATATTTATAACTTATACGCGTATGCGCGAGGCGCTAAGCTGAGCGCACATAAACATCATTGTCGTAGCAAGCTACTCCTGTTTAATTAAACAGAGAAGAACTATTCTAGTTCTCCTGTTAAGCTTCATGCGAGGCCCATAGGGGTGAGCCATGTGATGAGCATAGGCCTAGAAGGCCCCTAGAAGGCTCTAGGAGAGCCTATAAGGGAAGGGGAGCTACCCATGTAGCCACGCCTATAGAAAGAGGCTTAAAAGCCGTTTAAATCAGTCCCTATCGAATTATCGCTATTCGCTCTAATTCTGGAACATGGTCTCTTTTAAAAATGGTACAAATCGTAGTTTAAGGTGTTACGACAATTCCTGTCCATGGAAAGTTTCCCCCCACCCCCCTCTTGTGTGTGCTTATGTGTGTGCATGGTTTTATGTTGCGATGCAACATTAATATCATAGACTTAGCCTACCTTAAAGCTGTGCCTGATAGCTAAATGCTATGTGTGCCTGTACACTAGGCTTGTCAGCTAAATGTAAGCATTGTGTGCTATGTATGAGTGCTATTCCCTTATATACATAAACATCATGGTAAGACATGTCCATATAACAACAAAGTATTTGACACAATATCCCAATACCCTATAATTCAGGCATGACCTACACAAACATTCTCATAGCCACCCTATGCATTGAAGCCTGCGTCTATCTGTTGATGGTCATCAACAAACATGTTGTTACAAATAAGTGCTAGACAAGCCTGAAAATGTGCTATACTTGACACAAATAAAGGAATTAATTAAATGAAATCTTTTCTGTATGACTTGATGTGTGCATGTATAATGGCCGCTGTTCTGGCTATTCCATGGGTGTTTTATCTTGACCAGATAAGATAAAGCGATGTGAAGGATGTGTTGAAATAAGGACTTAAAATGTATAAACCGACAAAGACTCTTTATCTCCCCGAGCCATGTGCAGACATTGCAGACACGCTCATTGATGCTCTAAGGGAGTCTAATGGGCTTGATGCAATGCCCCCCGAACAGCGTTTAGAGCTAATCCGCCTCTTGTCGTTGCCAAATGACTCTATTCATGATGAACCAGGAAAGCCTCAATGGCAAGTTGACCTATATGCACAATTGGCCGAGATTCAGGAACTTGCAAAAGATTAATTAATCTTAAAAGTGATTTCGCGTAAAGTGTTGCCGTAAGACAAACCTAATATAATCTAATCCCTCAGGAGGTGGATTCCCATGCAGTAGAATGTTTTTACGTTCAAACACAGATCTTGAAATAGTTTTCCTTAAATCCCTTTGAAACATAGGAGATTTAGGGGCTGACTATGCACCGGGATA